CCAGCACGGTAAGGAATCACAGAAGTAATCTTACTAGTAGTGTATCCATCTGCAGGGAAAGCAAAGACTTTACGCATCTTGCCACCTACTTCAATGGGTTCTACAGATTCAAAAAACACATAACCTTTAGTTTTGTTTGCTTCAAGAAACTCTGCTGTAATACGTTGTGATGAATTTGTGTCTGTAATAAACACTGTGTCGCCTTCTGCTACAGCACGTTCCTTAACAAATAGTTTTGCATCTCCATTAACTTTAAAATTACTTGCTAATTCTACGTAGCCACGACGAATCATACTACGTGTTGCAGCGTCGTTTCTAACCTGCCACATAACATCACGTAGTGCCCGTACTTTGTAATAGGCTTCACGACCTTTAGGAGATAAACCTAACCCTGCCAACTCTGTTTGTTGGAATACTTTACCTTCTTTGTCTCCTAACACTAAAGCATCGTTTAATGCAACCATGTCCGCTTTGTTTAGACTTTCTAGTACTGGACGAACAAAATTAGTTAACAACTTTTGATAACGACTTTGAGCTTGAATACCTACTACACGTTGACCATACAACTCTTTAGAGGTTGATAGTGCCCAATCACCCATAGCAAAACGAGCAGCACTATTAATGTCTTCGTCAGTATATTTACCAATGAGTGAATAATCTAAAACGCGGTTAATAGGTTGTTCTACAATGTACCCTGTTTTTAAACCTTTTTCAGCATCATCAATTGCATTTAAATTATTAGTAATTGCTTCTAGTTCTCGTTCTAATGACTCTACAGAACGTGCACCACCCGCTGATTCAGAAACAGACATGCTTGAAGATGGTTTTGGTCTTGTTGCATTTTTCTGCAACATTGCAATGTGATCATTAAGCATTTTAGTAATGTCTTTATTTGCTGTTGCAACATCAACGGTACGACCTAGAAGTTGTGAAATAAATACATTTAATTCTTCTGCAATTAATTTAAAACCTGCTACCAATCTAGTAAATGCTTGTCCTAAAATAGTAGTTGGAATTTCATCGCTAAACGACCACTTAGCAAACTGCTCTGCAAAAAATTCACCGTAATCATTTGCCCACGCATGTAAATCAGCTTCTGCTTTTAAATATTCTGCAGTGTCACCGTTAAACCATTTTGTAATGTAGTCTTTTGTTACACTATCATTAACCATAGTTAAGGAACGATATTGAAGTAACGCTTCAGGAGGATATGATTCAAGAACGTTTTTATGACGACCTTCTCCTTTATACGTTAACTTTTTACTTTTAAGCCAAGTATTAAAAGCATGTTGCATTGTAGCAAAATATTTACCATTAAATTCTGCATCAAATGCATGCCCGTATTCGTGTGCAAACGTTTCAGTATACTCACGTAAACTATAGTGTACAGTAACATCTTTCTTCATTACAATAAGAGATTGTCCATTACCTAAACTATCTTTGCCAAGATTGTAATGCAATGCTGCAGCACCACTATGTTTTAAATCAATGTCATCTTTTAAATTTGTAAAAAGTGGATTTTTACTTTTAGCTAAATCGCTATATTGTAAAACAACAATTTTACGATTTTCCATTCCTAAAGCTTTACCAAGTGAGGTAACAAAATTAAGAATAACTTTTTGTTGTGTAGTAGGAGACATTGACAAATTGCCAACTTTAATTAGCGTTTTATCTGCTTCTAAAAGTCGAAAATAATTATCGTTATCGGGTTGGTATTTAGGATTAGGTAATCCTGTAGGAACTTGTGATTCGACACGCAACACATTAGCTGCGTCTACAGCAGTTTCATTATCTTGAATATATTTACGAACAGCAACACCATGACCTAAAATTTCTTCATCACTCCAACCTGTTGCTTTTTCTAACCATGCTTTAACTTCAGGATCACTTTTGCTAGCACCAGTTGTACTACTGAGTTGATAAACTGCTTTATCAATGTTGTTAGCAAACTTTAACTCTGCAGTTTTCCACCGTGGCTTACTAGACACAAGACTTGCAGGTGGTTTAGGTAGTGGTGGCCCAGGTGTTGTTGGTGTTTTAATCTTAGACGCATTAACTGCTTCTAAAATTTGTGCTTCAAGTTCTGTTTTGCGTAATTGTAAATCTTTCTTTACACTTTCTTCAACAAGAAAAGAAGTGTTGGTAGTATCCCCAACAACTTTCATACCCAACTTACCTGTTGGATCAGCAATTTTAATGTAGGATTCTGCTGCTTCTTTAGTTAAAAATGAAGACGCATTATCTGGTTTGTAGTAAACACGCCCTGTAATAACTAAACCATCTTCAGATAGTTTAAATGGATCTACGGAGTGTACATTAGGATTGTTTGCGTTAGAATATACTTTTTGTAATGTTGCAAGTTCAAGAGCAGCTTCTTCTGCACGAACACCTTTAGTTGCAATTACGTTCTGTAGTTCACTAATTAATTTATCTACAGGTGCACGAATAACACGTTGTAGATCATCTGCTGCAGTTGTAATAACATCTGGCAGCACTTTAGCAGCATTGACACTAATTAACTTGCCTAAATCAATAGCTGTAGAAATACCTGTAATTTCACCTGCAACTACTCCTAGTGCTTGTAAACGCATTTTGTTAGCAACTTCAGAAGCAATTTTAACAGCTTCTGTATTTACAATTGCGTCCTTAGCACCACCTGCAGCAAGTGTGCGTTCAATGTTATTAATAGTACCTGCTTTACTAAATAAACGTCCAGCTTTAAAAAGTGCTCCAGCACCTGTTAACGCAGTGCCTACTACACCAATTCTATCTAACCAATCAGACCAACCATTCCAAACTTGTTCTTCATTAGTAACTATTTCTTGCACCATTAATGCTGCTTGCCAATTACTAATTAATAAACTACTTTTTAAATCTGAATGTAAATTAGTAACCCATGCTGTTTTTTCTTCATCAGGAAGACTTTGAAATAAACTCTGTAACAAACTTTTAGTTTCTGAACGCCCAGCCATGCGGCTAATATATTTTTCAGGTACACCTGCTCTAATTGCAGCACGATCCATAGCTGCGCCTTGTTCAGCAGCCATAGGTGTAATTTCGTAAATAATACCTTTTCCAATGTTCCAAATACTTTGACCGTCTTTAACAGCTTTTTCAAGAGTTGCAGACGCAGCTAATCTCTCACTAATTCGATCATTAGATTCAAGAATTTGTTGTGGAGTATTATTAAACAGTACAGCAGGGTTTTTAATAGCGGCAGTTTCTACTGCCATGTTTGTAATTTCTTTTAACTTAGCCCTAGTAACATCTGCATTTTTAACAGCAATTTCACCGTATAGTTTATTACGTTGGTTAATAGTATTAAAAATATCTTGTACTACGTCTGGTTGTTGACGAGATGCTGCAGTGAGTAATGCTCCTCTATCTGCTTCATTATTTTCAGGAACTGTTTTACGCCACTCTGAATCAACAAAGTTATCAAAATTAATTTGATCGTCGCTTGTTGGAATTCCAGTTGCAACTGCAGCAAGACTTTTAACAATTGCGTAATCACCTCGTGTTGTATCAACAGGAGGTAATGTATCTGCTTCAGTGTAAAGAGGTTCTAAAGGTTCTGGCGTAGCTGCAGGATCTTCGTATAATTCCATTATGTACTTTTAATTAGTGTTTAAAAAGGAGCTAAATAATTTTGTCCAACACCTGCACCACCTGGTGTCTGTAGTGCTTTAGGGCCACCCATAGCACTAAAGATAGTTCCACCTAGTTGTCCAATAGAACCATAAATAGCAGCATTACTTTGTGCTTGTGCACCTGCAGCGGCTGCTGCACCAATAGCGGTATTTTGTTGAGCAATTTGTTGCATGTAGTTTATGTTACCAGATAGTTGACTACCTACACTACCTAAACCTCCAGCAAGACCACTACCACCCGTACCACCTGTTAGTGCTGCAGTATTAGTCATACTAGCTTGTGCTATACGAGCTTCACGAATTTGTTGCCGTACAGAACGCACGTTTTGAACTTCTGCTTTACGTTGTTCTGCAGCATATTGAGCTTGTGCTGCTGCTCCTGCTTTACGTTGTTGTTGAACGCTAGCTATAGTCCCTACTGCTGCTGTTCCTGCAGCAAATAATAACGCTGTTGATGTAGCTACTGCCATGTTAATCCTTTATATACGCTAATTCTCTTAAACTATAACCTAGTTTAGAAAGAGTTTCTTCTTTAATATTAGATTTAGGTAGTACACTTAGTACTAGTAATGCACCTTCTGGTGCTTGGTTTTCTAATGTTTTTAAAAGTTTAATACCTAAACTACCACTACGATATTCCTCATCAACCCACCAAAACAATTCTTGAAATAAATCTTGTTTACTATTCCACATATTTTTAATAGTAATGCCCCCAATACCTGCAACAACAGTGTCGTCTACTTCTGCAATAATAAATACACCAGAACCAATTAAAGTGGTTAAGTTATGTAGTACAGTTATTCTATCCCACTCAAGTCCGTAAAAATCTACAAACTTTTTAGCACACACTAAACAACTTGGTAAATCATCAATAGTTGCATTGCGTAGTTTATACATTAGTTGCCCCAACAAATGTTCCTGTCCAACCTACAATCTTCATATCTTTACCAGCTTCTGAAGTGTACTTAAACTGTACAGCTTTACCTCTACCACGTAGTTTATTTTTGCTAATAACAAGGGGATAACCATCATCAAAGGTAGTAAGTGGTGCAGCTAAAAATGAACGTGGTTGACGATACACTTGTACTTCAGTTGCCCACTTGCCAGGATTAGTGTTGTCAGTAAAGTCCCAACGACTTTGCATTAAACAACCACTTTCATTTATAGGATTAGCACTAGCATCAAAAGAAGTTTCAGTGCGTTTCATAAACACTGTTAAATACATTCCTGTTTTTGTACGTGACGGGCCGTTACCACCCATGTTATAACCTGTAATAAAATAAGCATTTTGTTCAACACCTACAGTGTTGTATGTATACCAATCTTTAAACTTAGTGGCACTTACACGTGTGTTTAAGAAGTCTGAAAAGGTAACTGAATAGTTATTTGTTGTTACAGGATGCAGTGTTAAAATTTTAAATGTTTTCTTTGTGCCGTTAAGTACTTGAATGTTTGCAATAACATCGTTGCTACTAACATCATTAACATCATTGTTACCAGCGTATACATCATAAGTTAGTGCCGTTTCATTTGTTTCTTTAGTAATTTCAATAGATACTGGAATAACTCCTAACGATGTGTCAAGACTAAACCAATACCACGCACTTAAACGCAAATCTAATGCAAGCACACTATTTTTATTAAAACGTCCTGTACTAGTATCGTTTGTTTCTGTTGATGAATACAACCAATACATAATTTTATCTGTAGCGTTGTAACTTCCTTCAACATAGAGTTTACTTAATACAGGAATATTTTGATAAAATGTTTTAATGTTTTGATCACTAACGTTTTTACTTGAAAACTCAGCCCCTGTGCCACCGGGAGACACTGCATAAATACCACTATTTGACCAGTAAATAAGAGTGTCTTCTACTGCTACAACACTTTTAGTAGACACACAACCAACAGCCGATACACGTTCTACAGAGTAACTAGAAGCAGTAAACCCTCTGTCAATACCACTAATAAACCATACACCGTTGGTTGCAATAACCATTAATCCTCGACCCAGTGGTTCTAACGAAACAATTTCACCACTATCTGGAATTTCAATAGTGCCACCATCGTCGTCTTCTAAATCACTAATAATTTCTGAAGTAGGATCATTAGTTTGATGACAATTACCTACTTTACTAATATCGTCTAGTACTTGGCTAAAGTATACAGTACCTAGTTGTTTTGTTGTAGGAACACCTGCATACCACACTCGACCTGCAAAGAAAGAACATACACGGGGTCGATAATTAGTTGCTGTAATAATGCCGCTACGATCTTCGTTAAAAGCATTAAGAATAAACCTACCTTTAGGGGCAGGAGATGTACCAAAGTCTTGTTTGTTTAAAACAGAAGCAGTGAAATTATCGTTAGTGTCTTTACCAAAAATCCAACTTTTAGTATTAGAAGGAAGTTCTCCAGTAGAACTTTTGTAACTATTAATTTGTGTATCTTTCCAACCTTGGTTATATAAATTATATTTAGCCTGTGTTAAAAAGTTTGCAGCAGTCCATTCTGCTTCAGTTTTTTCTGCATCAACAGCAAATGGACTTTGAAAACCAATAAAGTCACGAATTTTAATTGTAATAGTAGTTACAGTAATAGCATCTGTAGTGCTATCATAAGTAATAAGTAGTGGCTCAGTACTTTTGCTAGTAACAATTAGTTTACCATAAGTAGATGCAAAACTACAAATAGAAGTACCTGCAGTGTCAGGATTTCCTGCAGCAATGTAACTACTTAAATTTACAGTAAACGATTTTTTAGTGTTACTAGTAGTACCTGATGAAGCACTATAAAAATGTAATGTAGTACCCACTTGTGCAACAATAAAATCTAAGTTAGAGTTTCCACCAACACTAGACCATGTACCTGTAGTAAATGCCCATGTATTCTTTTGTTCTGCAGTAATGCCTAAAGCAGCAAGAGCGTAGTTAGTCTCATAATCAAGACCATTCCTACGCTCAATGCTGCCGTCAATAGTTGGTACTACGTTAATTCCGTCTTTCCATGAGTTTTCTGGCGTAACAAAAAAGCCGCCTTCAGTGTTAAGGCCACCTACAAAAGTAAACGCATCTTTAACTGCGGCTTGTACTGCCATTACATTGTACCTTTCCACTTATGCTTATTAACGTCTTCTTTCTTTTCTTTTTCTTCTAAACCTAGTTGACGTTCAGCTTGTTCACCTGCTTGAGCAAGTTTAATTAACCGTTGTTGACGCTGCATAGCGTCTTCTTTTAACATTGGTTTTTGTTTACGCGATTTCAACTTCAATACCCCTTTGACGAGCAATGTCTAAGATACGATCTTTACGAGTAAACAAACCTTTAAGTTCATCAGGTACTTGACCACGCATTGAATAACGAGCTTGGTATAAACCTACGGGTGTCATTTCAATAACAAGTTTGTTAATAATATTTAACTCAGCACGTTCTTCTTTACGTTCTTTAGCTGCTTGTTTTTTTTCAATAGCTCTGTCCATAACTCTATCATATGCACTTTTATTTTCTTCCATAAGACACCTTGTTGTTGTATTTAGCTTCACCGTTTTCATTGCGCCAGCTATCGTTACGCATTGTCATGCGGCCCCGAGTTGCTTTACGTTCTTCTCTAACGTTGTTTTGTTGTTTTAAGTTTACGAACGCTTGGCTTTTAGCTTCAGCTAGCAACGTTGGAAAAAACTTCTCTGGAATGTTGGGAATAAACGTATCTATGTGCGACCATGCAGCTTGCTGTGTACCATACACAACAGCTTTGGACGATTGTAAAGTAGCTTCAGTGCTTTGCTTGTAACCATCAAAAATAATGTACGTGTCATCATAGCTAGTCCAATACTGTGGGTCTTGGTTAATTACGTATCCGTTGCTATTAATAACACCTGCTTGTGTTACACGCTGTGAAATAATTGTGTGAAATGTTTCAGGGTCTGCATACGTTACTTCTTGTTTGTTATATTTAATCCATTTAATTTTATTATAAGTATCAGGAATTTTCATCTTGGTAGGATTATTTACATCACCTAAACCATCTAAATTACCAAGTACAAATAAAAAAGGCCAATCACGTTGGCTAACAAGTTCAAAGTAAGCTTCTTTTATAAGTTCAGCTACCTGTACAGATTCTACAGTTTCGTCAATTGATCCAACTGGATCACTATCTAGTGCAGAAAGAATGTTCTGCGTCATATAAAGTAAAGTTAATTTAGCCATAATTATGCACTAGGATCAACTAACACAAGACTAAAACCACCTTCTCTAGGTGTAATTGTAGTACTTGATGAAGTAGCGTCGCCACCCACGTGTATTGACATAATGTCGTTAGCAGCTAGTGTTGTGTATCCAACAGCAGTTACGTTAAGTGTGTCTACACCGTTAGTTGTTTTCTTAACGTACACTTTACGTGTAGAAGGTGTTCCGTTAACTGCAAAGTGAAAATTATATGCTGCACCACTAGAAATTGCAGCAGTTTCAAAAACTAACCAAAAATCAAGTTGGTACACACCACCTGAAGATACAGTAATTTCACCATCAGTAGCATCAATAGTCACTGCTTGAAAACCATTAGCTGTCCACGTTCCTGTAGGGTTTAGTTTTGCTTTAGCACTTGCAGCAGATAGTGTTTGTGTTACAGCACCCGCTGTAATGTACATATCTCCATATGCATGTCCAGAAGGATATACCCAAGTACCACTACCTGAACCATTAGCTGTGTATACTTTTCCGCTAGCAGCAGTAGAAACTCCTTTTGGTTCATGGAGGTTTGGATCAGTTAATACACTGTGTTGTACGGTTGCCATCTATTTCTCCAAAAGGAAACGGAGAAGCCCCTTGTGAGAGCCTCCCCGTTACTCTACATTAAATGTAGCGAACTACGATAGTAGCGGTACCAGCAGTGAATGTGCCAGTAATCGTTACATCTAGAGTGTCAGCAGCAGCGTACACTTTGCCTAGACCACGGTTAGTAGCAGCGTCACCAATGGCATATGCGCCACCAGCAACAATACTTGCACCTACGGTTAGGTTGGCAACAGCACCTTGAGTAGCTGAAATCCAGCCATCAGGGTCAGTACCATCACCTAGTTCTACCTTAGTACCACCAGCCCAAGCAGTGCCTACTTTAAGCACTGCATCTAGCACAATAGCGCCAGCAGGTAGTTCAATGTTAGCACTAGAGCTTTGGTATGTGATAGCTAGATGGGCTTCTTTAACAGCACCATCAGTATCATATACACCAGCAACGTTACGTTCGGGGATGTTAGCGCCAAAGCCTACTACTAGACCGTCAGCGTTACTCCATGTAGAAGCACGAGTCATTTTCTATTTCCTTTCAATTAGATGGTGTTCTTGGTGATAACAGAAACCAAGCACTCAGGACGATATAGCTTTAGACCAAAACGTGCATTCATGACATACTCATCACGACGTAGGTCTTTGTTGCGCTCGTATTCTACACGGGGTAGTTGACGATAGGCACCAACGAAGGGGGTTAGATCGCCACCAACAGACATGAATAGGTTCACGGTAGGAGTAGCAGGAACAGTAACACCACCAAGGGTAGAAGCGGCAGCTTCAGAAGCAGCGGGTAGGAAGTTAGAAACGTACACATCAAAACCAAAGATGCTACGAATGAAACGCATACCAGTTACTTCATTAACAAAACCACCCTGAACAATACCTTCAAAAGAAGGGTTGTTAGTGAAAGCCTGAGCACCAACTAAAGTGTTGAAAACATACTCTTGTGAAGGATCAATGATAGCAACACGAGTACCACCTGCCTGAGCCTTGTCTAGGGCGTACTTAGCCTTAGCAAAGTCAGCTAGAGCTAGAACAGTATTGGAAGTACCAGAAGCTACGAAACGATGGTCAGCACCGTTAATAGCGTTGGCATTACCAGAAGTCTGTTGGTTAGCTAGAGAGAACACAGAAGATTCTAGGTTCTCGTCAAGAGCACGACGCATCTTGGTGGGGAACATACCGATTAGCTGTTGAGCGTAGTAGCTGTCCTGCTTTGCCTTATCGGTAATGTAGGTAGCGGACTCAACGTAACGGTCAATGGTAAAGTTGAACTCACCAGTGTCCATTGCGTCATACACAACGGGGGTTAGTTCAGCAGTTTCACGCATTGGTAGTTCACCAACGGAAGGAATGGTAAACTGGTTACCATCAGGGAAGCCATTAAGCATGCGAACATACTTAGTGCCCATTAGTTGTTCTTGAAGAACATCTTTTAGTTCGGCAGACCAAAGTTCTGCACGAACAAGGTTTGCATCAACCTTTGCAAAATCTACACCAGCCATTTAATTCTCCTTATTGCCCAAAATATAGGGCGGGGTTTTGAGAAACAGTTTGTTGTAGCTTATACTGAAAGTCTTGTGACCAATATGTTGAAGGATCTTCTTTACGAACCTTCGTTGCCCACTCCTTAGTGCCAACAACTTTACTACGATCACCACTAGTAGAAGCTACTGAAGTTGTATTCATTGAACCTGTATCCATGTTGTTAGTAGGCAATGAAACCTGACTACCAAATAAGTTAACAAATTCAAACGGATCGTTTGCGGCTAAGTCCATAAGAATCTTTGCTTTAGCAGGGGAACTAGCACGTTGTCTAAACATTTCCGTTGCTTTTTCACCAAACTTCTCTTTCATTAGAGCGTCTGCTTTTAGTAAATTATCTGTCTGTACTTTCGCTACTTCTCGACCCTCTAACGTCTTCTCTACAAGCTGTTGCACAATATCAGGGGTTAAGTCTGATGCAGGAGGTCTGTCATCCTCTGGTGCTACATTTTGCTTTGACATACGTTCCAAAACCTCATCGATGGTTTTAGCTGAAGCGGCTTGCTCACGTAGTTTACGATTCTCATCTTTTAGAGTTTCAATAAACTGATCAGCACTATTGTACGCTTTAGCTAGATCTTCTGGGGTTTTGTATTTTTGATTTTCACCCACTAGGGCAGTGAAAAGTTCTGCATCAGTTGTCGCTGCTGCTGTTGCGGTGGGTTGGTTGTCGCCTTCTCCACCAAAAATGGTTGCATTGGTCATGCGTGTTATCTCCTAAAATTGACAGCCTTAGAGTAGGCTTTTAACAAAACGTCACCTTTTTGCTGTATCAGGTAACAAAGACATAATAAAATCAAAGGCTTTAACTTGTCCTAAATTGTATGCAAGTTTAGCATAATGGTTAGGACAGTCAAAGTCATCTTTCTTAATACTAGTAATTTCTTCTTTTAAATGGTTAATTGTATTATATAAGGCTTCTAAAGTATAACTACTATTATTCCAAGCTTTAATAAACTCTTCATTAGTACTATCTTTAGGTTTATTATTAAGTAATATTTTATTCATATAGTATGTATTTATTAACAAGATATACTATATTACATCATTTGCTGTTGATTGTCAACCCCTTCTGGAGGCATCTCCTCTGGCATTTCACCTTCAGGACTAACTGCAGCTTCAGTTTGAATGTCTTCAGAGACTTGATTCATTAACCGTTGTGTTTCAGCTTGTTCAAAGATCATTGCATTATCTTGCACAATCTTGTAGTTTTGCCAACCTAAGTTCTCTTCTAACGCCTTGGCAATAGCCTTACCACTGATGTGTGCAGCTACGGTTGGAATACCCTGTACAGCCATGATAGTTTGGTTTAGTTCTTGAATAAACCGTGCTTGTTCACCAAAGTGACGGGCACCAATAGGATAAATCTTACCTGCAGCCGTTAAATCGCTCTTAGTGACCTCTACAAAGGCTTCAGTACCGTAGTCTTCGTCAACTGTTCGGATGCGTTCTACACCTTCAAAATTGCGGATAGATTCAGCTAACATGCCGTTTAGTAGAGGTTCCAGAATGTTACGTTCAAACCAGCTAACCTTACTTTGAAAGATACGACCAGCAGCATTCTCAAGGCTTTGTACTTCGTACTTAGTTTTTTCACCGGGAGTACGGATACCCATAGCTTGCTTAGGTGCACCAGCTAGTTCTTCCATACGGTTCATAAGTTCGTTAATTTGCATATCTGCTTGTAACGCGGTGGCATCTGGACGTAAAAACTCTAAACCACCTTCGTCACCTACAAACACTGTAGCACCGGGTTCGTACTCAAACTCCTCTACAGTAGACCCTTTGACAACCATTACTGGATAGGCAATCAGGTCAAATACGTCTGCCTTAAGGTTTTCTAGGTGGTCAATACGGTATTGCATGCCTACTAGTTGATCAAGCGGCCCTTGTGCCCATAGGTTGTCTGTGCGTAGTCTCCAACCACAATGGAACATAGGCTTGCTACCTGTCCACATAGGATTGGGTTGTTTGCGTAGAATCCACTTACGATCAATAACGGTAACTAACTGGTTGCGTAGCAATTGCTTGGTATCAGGATCATAAATGTCACCCCAAAACTCTAGCAGTTCTACCATGTCACTTTCTAAATACTCATCAGCACTACCAAAACCATCAATAGCCATGTTCAATTCTTTTTTAAACTCAGGGTCATCACGATAGTTTTGACGGAATGCTAGTGCTTTATTCAACACACCTTTGTTATAGTTTAATGCTGGTTTTGTTTCAATGTCAGTCATTAAATCGCCTAAGCTTTTAAGCATACGACGCACTACAGGAGTCTTATCAAATGTCTCAGCCAATGGGTTGTAAACAATGTCGTTAGGATTAATACGGTAGGCTTTTGGGCCTACATAGCGACTTACTACGTTCCCTGTGTTGTCACTAATAATGTCTCGTACATAGTCATAAGTAACTACAACGTTACCAAAATCAATGTAATCGTAGATTAGTTGTGAGATAAGAAGTTGGAAGTTAGAAGCTTTTAACTTCTGTTTTAAGTAGTTAGTAATTGCATAACGTTTTTTAGTTAGTTCTGGTGCTTTATCAGTTGCTTCCCAGAAGAACCAATTCTCAGATGGAAACAATGCAGCCATGTAATTAGCATGAAGGTTGTCTCGAATCTGAGTGAGTTTAGGAGTAACTGTAGAGTTTTTCCAAGGTAGTTTACTGTTACTAGTTTTACGAGTGTCAGTAGCAAACAAGTAGCTGCGTAGTTCTTGTTGATCACTTTTCCACACAGCCCGTGCTGTATCCCAACGTACCCACATGTCTGCAATTTTATTTGCTAGACTATCGTCAGTAAATGATACTTGAATATTTTCGTTCATGTTTTCCTCTTAGTAGGCTACGCCACCAAATTTACTATTAAATGCAACTACGTTTGTTTTCTTACCCCAAGTCCTACTAGACAGAGGAGACTTACAAATTTCAACACAAGCTGCTAACGCATCTTTTACGTCATCATGCTCTGGGTTATTCATAATTAATTCTTCTTCTAGAATCTGACAATTACCACCTTTGTAGTGCCAAATCTGGTTGTTGTTATACCGTGGTTCTAGAATAGCTGCAATGCGCTCTGCTTTATTCATGTTACGTGGGGGATTGTATTCCTCAATAGTAAAAACAATGTTTTGACCACGCATATAGTCTTTAAACTGTGTAACAATGAGTCGCTGTGCAGCAACTACTTCACAACGTAGTTTTTTAAACCGCCATTTTCTAAATACAACTTCTGCTTTTTCATACATTACAGAAATCTTATTAGTTTTAAATCTATCAATATCTAGTACATAGTAGTTGTTATCTTCATCTACACCTACTACTGCAATAACTGTATAGTCTGAGTTGTGATTGACTGTGTACGCAAAATCCATTGCTGCATACACATGCAAAAGTTTGTCACCAAAATACCAAGCACCGCTAAAGTTTTCAATTTTATTTCTTTCGTAGTAATTAAAACGACTACGATCAATAAGTTGTGTTTCTACAGCGTTTGGATTGTTGTAGTATTGAGCGTAAAACTGTGTAATGTCTAAGTACTTAGCCTTTTTACGAGCAAGTTCTTTAGCGTCAAATCCAAATGTTTTACCATCTGCACGACGTTGTTTGGGCCATAAAAACTCACCTGTTGTTTCTACGGTTCTTTCAAATACTTCATAAACATCTAGCTCTACATCTTCGTCAGTTACTACATCAAAGTAACTTTCTTTCATTTCCATCATATCTTTATACAAATCGCCGGGATGGTAGCGTGTACCTACAGCCCATTCTTTTGCACCAGTAGATTCAATGGAAGACAGTTGTGAATAAAATGATCGCACTTGTTCACGACCAATTTGTGTGTATGCATTATCAGGAACCACTACGTCATCAAGAATAGCAATTGAACAGTGTAGTCCTGTTACGTTAGCAGTAATACCTGCTGCTTTAATTGTGGCATCACGAATGCCTTCTAGTTTACGCTTAGGGTGATCCACACTGATTTCATCTACTGCCCAACGTTCACGTTTGCCTTCAAATTCGTTAACCATTTCGGGCCAATAGAACCGATAAATGTCAGATAAAAGTACATCCTTAACAGCTTTAAGTTGTTTTTCTGCTAGGTTAGCTGTAGCTGAAACATACAATACGGTAGCTTCTGGATGCTTAGTAATGTGGTGTGCTACACGATAGGCAATCATAGCTGACTTCTGATGATCACGTGGTAGTAGTACTAGTTGGTTGTCTTTAGCATCTTCACGTTGCCACCAAGCACACAACTCTTCATGCACTGCACCAAGTACACGATGTGGTGCAACAAGCCTAATAAAAGTTAACAGGTCTGCTTCCGCAGCCTGTTTTACAAGTTCTTTTTCAGTAATTACCATTTAACTTTGTTTGCCCAATATGCAGCACTCATTTTACCCTTAGCAATGTTTTTGGCATGTCGTGCTTTAAAAGAAGCTTGTCGTGCAGTAGGTTCTTTATCACCAGAAACACCTTGCTGACCAAATCGAATAGTTTTAATTTGATCACCTTCTTTAGCCACCACAATGTGAGATTTAGTAGCATGACTAGGTGTACGTTTGGGTTTATTAAAACCAGCTACTCCAGCACGTTCTAATCGAGGATCTTTAGCCATTACTTACCTTTTTGGCAGTCTTTGCTGCTTGTTTAAATTGTTTTGCAGTGGGGGCACCTTTACTACCGGGCTTACGCATTTTTTCATTACTACCCTCTGCAATGCGTTTACGCTTGGCATGTATGTTAGCATATAGACCCGCCTTCATTTCATTTTTCCCGTTTTAGTACGCGCAAAACTTTTATTTGCAGTTGATGTACGTACTCGAAGATTTTTCTTAGCATTGCCACCACCTTTACTTAATGGTTTTTTATGATCAACATCTTTACCGTCGCCTTTAGATACCCGACCTTCATCTTCCATCATACGACGAGCACCGTTACGTTTAGCACGGTCTTTTTTTACATCGTCTTTACCATCATACTTCTCGTATTGTTTCTTATAATCCCGTTTGCCGTTAGTCATGTAAGGCATTACTTTTTACCTCCTGCAACAATACCTAATCTAGCCATATCACCAGCAATTCGACCTAGTGAAGGGGGTGGTAGCTCCTCATCCTTTTTAGGCCGTCCTACGGGCTTCTTGGTGCCTTCCTGAGCGTATCCTTTATCTGCCAACCATTTAGCTGCAGCGGTTCCACCGGGTTGTTTGGCGTGTGACTTCATTTGTTGAATAGCTTCTGAACGCAGTTTAACTTCTAGTTCAGATTGCCACTTATCAATGTGTGTTTTAATAATAGGGTGGTTACGTACTTCTAACCAGTGATCCCAATCACCTAATAGCACCATAGCAGCACTATATTCAGAAGGATCACGACATTCTAAAAACACTTCTTTCCACTGTTGTAAAGTATACAGTGGTTTAAACTTTACATCTACACGGGCAAACTCTTTAAAGAGTTGTAAAATTACTCGTTTACCGCTTCCGTCAAGAAACTTGGTTCGGTCAACCATTCTATTCTCCTAATCATACCTCGTGGTATTTGGTTTCGTCGAGCAACTGTACCATCGGCAATAACACCGTTTGTAATTACAATTCCTTCAGGCCCGTCATAAAGTAAAAACCCAACTTGTTTACATAATACAGGAACATAAACAAACTCTTCTTCGTGTTCTGCCCAAGCAGATACATCAAGTTCAGTAGCATCTTCCCATACTACATAAACAAGCTTCATTATTTCATTGCTCGGCTAGCTTTATTTTTAGCTGTACGTTCACCACGTTTAGGTAGTGAACCACCTGCTTTACTAAGTGCAATTGCAATGGCTTGTTTTTGAGGCTTACCCTTTTTCATTTCTGCTTTAATATTCTTACTAATAATTTCTTTTGATTTACCTTTAGCCATTGGCATATTAAATTCCTTTGTGATAAATTGTTTTACCGTTATCTTTAACGGCACGAAGAACGTTGCACTTTAAGTCTTTTTCATCATACGAAACGTGCACCCAACCACTATCAGGTACGTCGTTTGTGTAAAATTCCAGAATAAGTTGTGTAAACTTAAAGTTGTCACGAATGTATTCAGCTAGCGCTTTATTGTCGATACCTGAGATTTCAATGTCTGCTGCCATGCCTAAACAGTGGTCGCTTACCGGGCTACCTCCTACAGCAGTGTTTACTGCAGGACTTCTATACCCACTTGTAATAGTTATAGGCCCAAACTTATCGCGTAATGGTTGTAATACATTAGTAACAAGAGTATGTAAATTATTTTGTATTTTTTCAGAAGGCGTGTTGTCAATGTTGCGACGAATGGCAACTTCTGATTTGCACAATTCTGCTAGTGTAAAGTTTTTAGATAGTTGTGTCATTTTGGAGATTTAGAAAGCATTTCAGTTTTGGCTTGTGAACCAGCAGAAGAACCAAAGTAATACGCAATAATGCCTGTCCAAGCAGTAGATAAACTACCTAGCATCATTAAAATAGTTGGGTTATTGCCATCTACTTGACCAAACAACAACATACTAAGAATACTAAAGAAACCAATAGTAATAGCACCTGCCAATGCAGGAGGCACAATGGATCTAGTAGCTGCTTGCATCTCACGAGCAGACTTTCTATCGTCTACAGCAAGAGCCTCAAAGTTAAGGCCCAATTCATTCTCTTGTTTTTTAAGTTCAATCTCTGCAATTTTAACCTGTGCAATTTGCTCAGGCGACATCTTGTTGCTAGAGATTAAATCTGTTACTTTGTCTTCATCTACACCAACAGCTTTAGCAATGGCAGAAACAGCCAATCCTGCAAGAGGGCCACCTAACGCAGTTGCAATTGTCGGTGCAATTTGTTTTAACCAATCCATGCAGTACCTCGTGAGTTAATAACAGACATAATAAATACTACTAACGAAACAAGTGTAATACCAACAGTAACAAATATAGTAATGCCTATTGCCCAATCTATTCGTTGTTTAGCTATTTTTTTACGTTTACGTTCTAATTCACGAGCATCACGTTCCTTAGCTTGACGAATTTTATTACGTTCAAGTAACAACTGATCCCAAAGACCAGCTTGTCCATAACCATACATTAATAAGTGTTTTAATTCATCTTCATACTGTCGCAGTTGTTCTGCTTGCATTACTGTTTCTAATGCTTTACTAGTATCTGATTGACCCTTTTTACCTGCGTCATTAACTGCTTTTTGTACTACATCTTTAGCATCAAAAAATTTACCAAACTCACCAATAATACTAGTAATGTCTTTTCCAAGTGCCATTGCCTTTTTAATAGTAGCAACAGCAGTTTGTGCTGCAACAAATGCACTTACTGGATCAATCATACTTTATAATTAGACCAAATTAAACCAATACTAGTACACAATGCACCAATCCAAAGAATTGGTTT